CCTGGGCTCGAACCAGGGACCTGCGGATTAACAGTCCCAAATGAGGGGTTGTAGTAGAGAGTGAAAGTGAGAAGTACCGGGTAGTTACGACAACGCCCCCGTCGGAACCGCACCCAATTACTCGGTACTTTTCACACCTTCACTGCACATTTCCTGCACAGTCAATCGCGGTACTTCTTCACCTTCTCGGCCACACCCTTGGGCTGAGCAACGAACTGCTTGCCCTGCTTGGTGCCTTCGCGCTTGGCCTTGGTGGTAGCAGCATACTCCGATGCGCTCAGGGCCTTGATGGCCTTCTCAGGCAGGTAGCGCTCACCGGTCTGGCCCGATGGCTTGCCGGACTTGGTCGTCCACTTCTCATCAGTCCACTTCGACAGGGACTTCTGCCCCTCCGTCTTGGCTCCTGAGTAGCCACCACCTGCGGCCTCGTACTTCTGAGCCACGAGCTGCGCCTTGCGAGCCGACCATTGGCCTGGCTTGCCGCCATCGCTGCCAGCCATGACCTTGTCTTTGATGCGCTCCCGGAGCCCGGGCTTGGTGTATGCCATGTTGTCCTCTCAGTCGGCGTACAGGCGACCACGGAAGTATGCCTTGCCGTTGTCACGCACGGCACAGAACTCGGGGTGTAGCAGCATCCCGTCAACCCAGGTCAGCACGGCAAAGCCAGACTGCCAGTTCATCCCCGGCTTGCCCAGGCGGTAGTCGAACTCCTCCTGGAACTCGTCGGCCAGCATCCCCGTCTTGATCCCGTAGTGGGTTTCCTTGAAGCCTCTGTGTGCTTTCGTGCCTAGCTCATGGGTGTGTCCGGTCACTGTGTGACAGCCACCCTTTAATACATCGTTCCAGCCGCTGTGAACGCCTGCGTGCCAATCGTGGATGATCACCATGTCATCGTTCACATCGATGCGATCTGAGTCCATCCAGTGCGGCAGGTGATCCTTCAGCAGGAACCCACCGATCCCCTCGTACTCGGGCACCTGAGCTGACAACCTGGACTCGAAGCGAGCGCAGTGGTTGCCGTAGGTACGCAGCAACTTGGTGCCGAGGGCCACAACCCTCTCGATCTCGGTCGTGCGATCGATGATCGCCTCGAGCTCCTGCTTGACCGTGGGTGCCTTGCGCCAGCGGATGCGGGGATGGCGACTGATGGAGCCGCCGTCCAGGATGTCGCCGTTGAGGACGACTGCTTTGACCTGGGAACCCAGATCCGCAGCCAGATTGCACAGAGCCTTGTGTGCCACCGGGATGTGGCCCGGGGAGTAGTGGGCGTCCGACCCCACGAGGATGACGCCGTCCGTTATCTCGATCCGATTGGTGTCGCGCCGAGCGGACTGAATGGCGATGGCCACCTCTGGGGTGTGCAGCACGCCCTTGTTGATGTTGATCGCCCCAAGGATAGGGCCGCCACGGTCTTGTATGTCCTTGCGCTTCTGGAAGACTCTTCTGAGACTGAGACCGGTTGCTTCTGCTACCGCTGTTGCTGAGAGATGTTTATTCCAGACGGCGATGAATTCATCGTCGGTGATGAGCCTTGCTACCATTGCGTGCTACCTTCAGTTGCAGTACCTCTATCTCCGGCCCCGTTGCGGGGTCGAAGCGCGATGCAATGGCTACTGCCTCCTCCGGAGTTGCACCCATCGCCATAGCGCCGAGCGCATAGGGCCCGCCGCTACCAATGGCAAAGAACTGATCCTTGATCTGGTACCTGCGCCCAGCGGGGTCGTACAGGTAGACCCCGTCACGGGCCAGTTCAATGCCACAGAAGTCGGCCTGATCGTGCAGGACTCCGTCCTTCACCTTCTTGCCGCTCAACTTGTCCCAGAAGTGGAGGATCTCAGACCATCCACCGGCACAGCCGATGAGTCCTCCCTTGGCCCTACGGATCTTGCTGACCCGCACCATCGAGTTATCGTCGCTGCACCGAGTGTCAGCTACGACGACTTGGTGCTGTACTGAAGCAACGATGCACGTCATTCATCAGTTGGCTCGAATGGCCTCCCGGTATTCGCCGCCAAGTTTGGACAGCTCTTTGACCGACTCGCCGTACGTCTTCTTGAGCATCTCCTTGCGCTCATTCATCAGCTGAACCCGCCTGTCTTCGGGCAGGCTCCTCGTATTGTCGAGGTAGCGGATCTCGCTGTTGAGCTGACGCACCAGCTTCTCGGTCTCGTAGACGATCGTCTTGGCCTTGCCCAGGTCAGGGTACTTCGCCCTGATAGCTTCAGCCTCGGCCTGGTTCTCGGTGTTCTGGAAAGCGTTCCAGCGGGTATCTACGAACGTAGCTACGCGGCGGAATGCGCCAGCATCAAACCCTTCGGGCGGGTAAGCGGAGAACCGATCGATCAGCGGCAGGGGTGTACGGGCGATCTCCTCGCCACGGGCCACCCGAACGAACAGGCCAGCACCCTTGTAGGCCTCGGTGGCCAGACCAGGGATGTACGCCGCCATGAAGTGATCGATCGCAGCCGGGTTGAAGTCCAGCTTCCCGGGCAGGAACCGAGTGCCGCTGGTCAGGCCGTCACCAGAGATCGCATTGGCTCCGCTAGCAATCGCTCTTGAGATCGGATTCACAGAGCGGAAAGCCATCTCCGACTCGGGCATCTCGCCACCACCGAATGTGCTGCCAGACATCCTGATCGGAGCGCCGTACCGGTTCTCGTTCATCAGGTACTCGAGGATCGGCTGTCCTGCGGTGGGCGTCAGACCCTTGGCGATCTTGCCGATCGCGGTCTGGGACTCCAGGCCAGAGCTACCAGCCGGGAGGAATGCCTCAATCGCTGTCGTACCAATCCGCTTGGCGGTCTCTGCAAGGCTCTGCTTGCCCAGCATCCAGTCCACCCCAAAGTGACCCACGGCATAGAAGGCGTTCCAGCCGTAGGCCAGCGGGATTGCGCCCATCGGCATATCGGGGAACAGTACCACCGACGTGGCTCGCTTGAAGGTAGGTAGCTGGTCGAGCTTGTCCTCACCATCCTCACCCTGTCCGCCGAGCGCACGACCGAGTAGGTTGGAGATTGCGCCCAGGCTGGCCAGAGCAAAGGCGTACTTGGCCACCTGCTTCGGGTTATCCCGCATGAGCCGGTACATCTTCGCCGTACCCTGGATGGCCGGGTTGAAGAACAGGTACATGGCGCGCAGGCCCTGAGCAGAACCACGGGCGTTGAAGTCCACCGTGATCTCGCCAGAGAAGATGGCTGCATCGGTACGGCTGAAACCGTTGTCGCGCACGGTCTTGTACGCAGACAGGCGGGTAGCCATTTCCATCGGCAGCGTGATCTTCTCCATGAACTCGCCGATCTTGGCCAGCGGCGTCTTGTCCTTGCCAGACAGAGCGCGCTCGATGTCCTTAACCTTGTCCTCCAGTGCTTCGCGCATGGAGAAACCGGTCAGGCCACCGTCTTCCTTCATTTGGTTGAAGGCCTCGAGCCAGCGAGAATCCGGCTGCACCGGCCAGCCAGACACATGCAAAGACGTGCGGATCGCCTTGGGCAGATCCCTCAGCATCGTCTTGGCCATCTCCTTGGTGATCCGGCCATCAGCGGCAGCGTTGAAGTACATTGTCTGCACGTCACGCACGAAGTTCACACCAGCCCAGGCCGGGTTGTACGTGGTGATCAGCTGACCGATCTTGTTGTTGAACGTCCGCAGGATGTTCACCACCATGTTGGCCTCAGGCGGGTACACGGTGCCGTGCAGAGCCTGAGCAACCGTGCCGTCACCCATCTGCTGGAACTCGATCGTCACCGGGATGCCGCGCACTTTGGCCACGAAGACATCCGGACGGCGGATGTACTCCTTGTCCAGCACTTCGCGGACGATGCCGTCATCACCGATCTCGCGCTTCCACGCCTGGGTGTTGACCATTGCGAAGTTTGGATCCGGGTTGCTCTCGACCATTGCCAGGACGGTCTGTGCCACGCGGTTCTTCTCGCCGCGGATGATCGCTGCCTCGTACGAAGCCACGGTACGGGCCAGGATGTCGCTGGCGACGTTGCCTTCGCCTCGACCCATCGCGCGCTTTTCCTTGCCTCGCAGGTTCAGCTTGCGACCACCAGCCAGATCCAGAGGATCGATGTCCTCATCGAACTTGGCGTTGGCCTTGTTCTCGCCCGACAGGTTGACGTAGCCATACGGATACGCCGCCTTCATCTTCTGAGCTTCCAAGGCGGTGATCATTCCGTCGCGCACCAGACCATTGAGCTTGTCGTTGCTCATCTGATCCATCAGCGCGGCGATCGCGTTGAGCTGAGTTGCGTACTGAGACTGTGCGTACTCAGCCAGCTTGTCTCGCGCATCCTTTGTCGTCATGCCGGAGCCGCCGTCCTGCATGTCAGGATTGATCTTGGCGATCTGGGCGTTGCGCACAGGGGCGAATCGGGCCAGCAGGAAGGTGTTGACGTCGTCGTACGTCATGCCCTTCGAGCCGCCTTCGCGCAGCAAGGCAGTGATGGGCTCGATGTACTTCTGCTCGACCTGTGTCTCTAGGCGAGCTGCGGTACGACGCTCCATCAGCTTGAGAGCCTTCATGGGGTTCATGAAGTCGGCCATGCGGCCCAGCTTCTCGAGCTGCTCCACGACCTTGAAGATCGGCAGGTACTCGTTCTGAGCCCGAATCGCAGCCCAGTACACGCCGCGCTGGAACCAGTTGCCGTCACGCGGATCCTGGATCACCACGTTGTCGTTGGGGATCCGGTTGTCCACGAACATGCCAGAACGCATCCGGCGCATCACCTTGCCGTGACGCTTCATCTCAGCCAGCACGTCACCGAACTGGTCGTGCGGCATCGTGGTGGACTGGTAGTCCTGGGCGATCGACTTCGAACCCTGCTTCGGCGTGAATACGTACCACTGCATCGTCACCGGATTGAACCGGGCGTAGGCACTGGTCTCGCCATCCTTGGTCGCGTACATCTCGTACGGCATCCGGACTTCCGACAGAAGCACATCAGCCGGTGCGCCATTCAGGACAGGGGTCGAGCCATTACGCGCCGCGTTACGTGCCTCACGCAGCACATACATAACCTCGGCATCGGTGTACTTTGTCAGCCAATTTGCAACGGCATCGAACCCGCCGTCGCGCAGGGACTTGATCAGCTTGCCAACCACGCCCTTGATGACGCCTGCGTACTTGCCCTCACCCGCCATGTCAGACAGGGCTTCCTCGACCGCCACGGCATTGGAGATGTTCCGGCCTTCCTTCTGGCGGTTCGCCGCCTCACGGATAGCCTTGTTACCGCTGTAGAGCGAGTTGAAGTAGTCGGTGTAGCCCTCGCCCAGGAACGCACGGAGACCAAAGTGGCCGTACAGCTCGTGGAACAGGGTGAACTGGGTGTCATGCTCGGAGGTTGCAGCCTCTGAGAAGATGTAGATGTTCCCTGTCTGAGCGTCGTACAGACCCTTGGGCACGTAGCCATCGGTCAGGCGCTTCATCAGGCGCTCACGCACACCATCGGGCAGGTGAGAGGGGTTGCCCACCACCTTCACGTTGGCAGCAGACTTGAAGCCGCCCATGAGCTCGGAGACCTGGGACTGCACCAGGATGGTTGATGCGATCGATCCGGTGTTGGGATTGCCCAGGCGGAACAGGGCGTCACCCAGGCGAGCGGCCATGTCGTCGTACGACTCTGCGGCGCGCTCATCGGCCACCACAAACTCACCCTCGTCCGTCCTGCCTTCCTGCTGCACAGGGTTGGACAGGCGCTCGTTCATCTCAGCGACCCAGTTAACGAACGAATCACGCTCGTCGGTAGAGTCGTTGAGCTTGCGGCCTCTGGCGCTGATCGTCTTGTGGATCCGCCTCAGCTCGGCAAAGGTGACATTCCGGATGGCTTGCTTGCGCTGCTCAGGGGTCAGACTCTGATCCTGGTTGAGCTGCTCGATCAGGCCGTCGATGCGCGCCGCCCAAGCCATAGCCTCCTTAGCCATGAACTGGTCGGCCAGGGCCAGCTGCTCCTTGTAGGCACCGGTCAGCGCAGGGCCGATGAACCGCAGGCCCATCAGGTTGCCGTAGTCCACCGAACGACCGATGACCTCGGCCTTTTTCATGGTGGCTCGCTGCTGAGCCTTGCGCCAGGCGGTGAAAGCCTTGAGATCCTGGGGTGCCAGAGCGCCAAGGATCTGACGCGCCATGTCCGGACGGTAGGTTAAGGCATTCGAGACGTCGGCGTACCAGTCCTGCACGAAGTCCGCCACGCCAGAGCGAACCGCCAGAGGCATCATCCCCTGCGGGATGCTCTGCGGATTGCGCATCTGGGTCAGGCTGAACTTGGTGAACAGCGAGTTCGGGAAGACCTGACGCACATCCTTGCTGTCGGTGTCCACCGGGGAGCGATCACGCTTGGCTTTCCAGTCAGCGTACAGATCACGCTCAACAGCAGTCAGCAGGGTGCCGTTGATGAAGTTGCGCTCCTGGAGGCTGGCTTGGTTAAGAGCACGATCCAGTGAGTTGAACCATTCCTGGCGAGCCAGGGGGTGATTCGCGCTGCTCGAGACGTAGTCAACGAACGGCGTCATGAACGGACGACCGTTGAGGCGATCGAACACGGACGGGATCTCAATCCCCTCCTGCTCCATCACGTACACCAGCTCACCGATGCTGAAGTTGGCGTCCTTGCGAGCCAGCTGCAACACACGGACGATCTGGTCGACCGTCATCTTCCCGCCAGACAGGCCTTCCTTGATGGTCTGCACGGCATTCCTGGCAGCACCGATCGTGGTGATCGGATCCTCCGCCACCGGAGCCTGCTGCTCGACGTTGGTCTCGTCGGTGACATCCGTCAGCTGCTCGTCAGCTTTGACCTCCGACAGCAAGCCATCGGCCAAGGCCTTGATCTGCGCCATCGGGGTGTCAAAGATGTCGGCAATCGCCTCGGGCGTCAGGCCAGCAGCCTGGGCATCTGCCTTGATGTTGAGCAGTTCGCCCATCATCACGTCCGGGTTCTCGGCAACCTCCTTGGCACGACGCTTCAGGAGCTTGCGCTCGGCGTCAATGCGCTCATCGGACAGGCGCTTGGAACGAGCAGCCTCGGCGTCAGACTTGCCCTCAGCATCGTCCTCACGCTCGAACAGGGTGTCGGCAAACCGGCCCTTGTCCTCCAGGTCGTCAACGCTCTTGGGGCCCTGGTTGGCCTTGTCCTCAGAGTCGGCCTTGGCCAGACGCTCGATGTCCTGGCGACCCTGCTCACCGATGTCTCCCGCCGTCATCAGGCGACGGACACGGGAACGGATGAGGTTCTCAGGCGTAGGCTCTTTGGCGGGTTCCGCTTTCTTGACGGTCTTCTTGGCAGGCTGAGGAGCCTCTTCGTCCTCAACGGTGACGTCTCGGCCTGGAGTGAACTTGGTAATCTTGAGTCGCTGCTCGGACTCTTTGACCCGGCGCTCAGATCCGGGGTCAGTGATAGGCGCAGAAGCCGCAGGTTGAGGCGAGTCCTCTGTCCGGATACTTGAGACTTCGTTTGTAGAACTGCTCTGTACCCGGGCCTCCGCAGGTCCGGATTTGAGCACAGATCGGCCAATCACCTTGCCAGCACCAGACTCTTTCACCAGTTGGGTGAAGTCGAAGCCCTGGGCCTTCAGGTTGTTGTCGCGGAAGACCTTTGCCGCGTCACTGACCTTCTTGTCGGCTAGGAGCTGACGCACCTGATCGATCGGCAGGCTGGCCATCTCCTCGGTTTCGCCCTGCTTGGCAGGTGCCTCGGGCTTGCCCTGCTGCGTCTCGGTCACGAACGACGCGACCATGTCCCTCACCTTCTCATACTCGGTGATGAACTCCTTGATCTGCATCCGGCCAGACTCAGCGTTGGCCTTGAAGCTGGCGATTAGGTTGTCGATGACGGACAGGATGCGAGCCAGCAGCGGCTGGTTGCGCACACCCAGCTGCTCCCAGAACTTCTTGTCTGTGAACAGGGTGCCCAGCACGTCAGCGGCCACTTCCTCATCGGTCTTGGCTACCTGATCCTTGGCCTCGTAGAACTTCTTGTAGTCCTGGTACCGGTTGGCCTGGATGTAAGCCTTGATCTCAAGCGACAACGCCTGGGCCTGCTGGGGGAAGCGGCGAGCCAGGTCATGGAACACCTCGTGCCCCAGGACAAACAGCGATGCCTTGGGTGACTGGGTGACGTTGATGCCGATGATCGACTTGCCGTTTGCGGCTTGCACGTTGGTGCCAGCCACCTTCTGGAGACGGGCGTCCTTGCCGTTGTAGCTGTAGGCAAACACCTCGACACCAAACAGCTTGGCGATCTTGTTCAGGTGGGCAGGATTCTTCACCCGCTTGATCGAACCAGCCTCAGCGCCACGCTCTTCAAGGCTGGTCTGCAACTGGGTGAACGGATCGGCAGGCGCAGTAGCCGCAGCAGGTGCAGTATCTGTAACAGCTTCGGTTACGGGTTCGGCTGCTGCTTCGGTGGCTGCAATGGCTGGAACGGAGGCGTCTGCCACCGGCTGTTCCGCTCCTGCTTCTTCCGTTGCTTGCTGGGCTTCAGGGGTTTGAGTGCCATCGGTCTGAGCTACAGTAGGTTCAGCTACGGGGGTTTGTTGTGGCTCGAGTGAAACAGGTTCTGCGACGTCGGTTTCGGTGGCTTGACTTTCAACGGGCCCTACACGCTGCTCACGCTCGAACTCCCGAGCCGCCCGGTCGCGTTGAATGGCTTCATCCAGAGATGCCAGATTCGCCTCATCGCCCGCCAAGGCTTCTTCAGTAGTCACCCGAGCCAAGCTAGGCGGCGTGGTCTTGTACACACCGGCAGGTGGCTGAGTCGTCAAGAACTCATCGAGAGAGCCCAGCACCACGTTCGAGAAGTCGCCATTCGAGGTGACCAGTCGATTGCCTTCTTCAATTGCCCGGACGTCATTGATAGCTTCTTGGAATGACTCCAGCTGATCGCTGCGGCCCATCGCCTGCTCGATCTTGGTCTTGGTTGCTTCGTCAGCTGTCTGGTAGATCGAGGCAAAGAACGGCACTGAGCGGGAGTCATTGACGAACTCCTGCATCTGCGCGGGTGACATGTTGATACCGGTCGGCGGCTTGCCTGCATTGCGATCGCTGACGGGGGTGGGAGGGGCGTTCGGCCCCTGCTCAGGCGTTTTACCTCGCAGCTTCTCGATTCCAACGGCGGCAACCTCACCTGGAGCGGTCAGGCCCTCACCAATAAACTCGAGCGCCATCTCGCCAAAGCTGGCCTCTTCACCGACGGCCTTGGCTGCTGAGTACGCGCCAGCAGCACCGCCAGTACCCTGAATGCCGGTCTGCATCAGGATGTTGGCAACCTTGTTCTTGAACGGATTGATGCCCAGGAATGCACCAGCAACGGCGTTGGCCGGAACTTCTGCTGCGGTCTTGGTTACCGCATAGTCGGCAGCGGCCTCATCGTCACCGTCGAACTTCTTCAACCCTTCGGCGTAGTTGCTACCAAGAGACTGGAACACCACCGCCGATGCGTTGATGCCAGCGCCAGTCACGCCAGTTCCGATCGCCGCCTGAGCGGCCCTGCCTGCGCCTGCACGAACCGCTGCGCCAACAGCCGCAGACTTCAGCGGAGCAGTAGCGATAGCACCAGCGCCGCCGCCAATGACCGCACCGGGAATCTGCTCGGTAATGAAGTTCCCAACCATTGATGGGTTGCGAATCATCCATCCAAGCATCTCGCCAGTAGCGGATGCAAGCCCGGCTTCGTCGTACTTCTTGTCCGTTGCTTGCACCATTTGTGCAATGCGGGGATCTGACTCCAAGGCGTTGTATTCAGCAACGCTCTTGCGCAGAACAGAGTCTGTGTAAGAGGTGTCGCCAAACATAGCCTTCTCGACCTGTCGCTCCACGCGATTACGGATGAAGTCCCACGTCAGGCCAAGACCTTTGAGACCCTTTTGCAACGACTCTACCGGACGGAAGCCGTAGCTCTCATCCTGCGTGGAAGCCTTGGCAGCAACAGGCTCAGGCTCCGGAGGTGCCTTGTAGTTCTCGTCAGGAACAAGTCGAGCGAACCCAGCGCCAACGTCCTGCGATGCAGGTTGGCGTTGAGTAGTCCGCGCAATCCCGGGAGACTGAATCGCTTCAGCAGCTGCGGCACCCGGGGCATCAGCCGGTACAAGCCGCATGAACGATTCCTCACCGCCAGAGCGAACCCTGCGCTCGGCCTCGTCAGAGTCCAGGTACAGGGGATTGCTGAGTCCGAGTCGTTGAGTTGCCATTTGGTGTTCTTACTGGAACTTCATCCCCGTGGGGGCCGGTACATACACGCCAGACTGGGTCAGTCCATAGAACTGTCCGGTGACCGGGTCCTTCTTGACCTTGACGCCGCCGTTCTCGCCCATGACGAAACCCATGTACTTCGGGTTGCGCGAGTCACTGAAGACCTTGTGGATCAGGTCGGCATCAGCCGGAGCTCCGAATCGAACGTTAGCCTCACCAACCGCACGGGATGGCAGGAAGTCACGCTCAAGGTTCTGTATGGCCTGCTGCCGTTCTGCTTCTGTCTTGTACGTCCAGTTACGGTCGGCCTTCAGCGAGTCGAGCTGGCGATTGATTAGAGCGCCATAACCCTCGCGCAGAGAACGTTGACGCTGCTCGAGCAGGCGTTCTGCATTCGCATCGGCAGAGGCGCGACCGCTTGCGTTTGCATTGATATTTGCTGCTTGAATCTTGGCGTTGGCGTCGATGCTGGTTGCCTGGAGAGTGGTGGAATTGCGTGCCTGGCCGATCTTCTCCTGAGACATGTTCTGCTCTCGGGCAATCTTCTCGCTAGACTCGATCTTCAGACCCAGACGCTTGTCTTCGGCAGCAGACCTCTTGTCGGCTTCGAACGACGAAATGAGCAACTTGGCAGCGTCTGCACCATTCAACGCGCCGTAGGACAGCGCCTCGATGGCATCCTTTCGAGCCATTGGCGGCAGAGCGATTTCGTTTCCGTCCTTGTCCTTGCCGTTGAACACGAACGAGTCGGTGGCCTTGTCGTAGGTACCACCGGTCATCTCGTTGCCATCGCGGAAACCTGCGTAGACAGAGCGAATGGCAGGGATCGCGGCAGCAGGATTGCTCTTCATGAGCGTGATCGCTTGCCCAACCTTTTCCTGGTACTTGCTCTTCACCAACTCATCAACGGCCTTGTCGGCCTCGGTCGGCGAGCGGCCAAATGCAGCAGCCTGACGCCGCATTGCGCCACGAAGGCTCTCGTAGTACTTGGAGATTGCAGCCGGATCCGTGCGGTGGTCGTACGTATCGTCCGCGCCCTCAGGCCGGAAGCCCTCGCCCGAAGCCCAGCCCTTCTCCAGATTGCCAAGCGCAGTGGTTGAGTCACGCCGCTCTCTTATCTCTTCGTTCTGGAGTCTCTGGTTCTCCATCTGGAGCCCCAGAGCTTCACGCCGAGTCTTCTCGGTCTCTAGGTCGCTCTTGAGCCTGCGTCCACCAGCAAAGCCTTCAGCAAGGCCTGCGGCAAATCCAGCTAGTCCACTCATGCTTTTCTCCTGCGAATGCCCATGCGCTGCTCAGCGGCGGGGGTGTGGTACTTCTCGATCAGCTTGTCGAAGAACTCTTTCCCCTTCGCCTCAAGGACGTCTGCGGGAATGATGTATTCCTTGTTGCTGACGCGAATGGGTTCTCCGGTATCGATGTTGACGCCACGAACATCGTCCGAGATGCCGGTGCCAGGGCCCCGAATCATCCCGACAGTTCGACCATCGGGAGTCTTGAGGTCTGTTCCCACAGATCCGCCGTCTGCGCCGCCGCCCATCATCATCCCGGCGAATGTGCCAACACCCTTTCCGAGTCCAGCCATTGCGTTCATCTGCGCGTTGTAGCCTTGCATCCGGCCTTGGAACTGATCGCTAAACAACCTGCCTGCCGTGCCGTAACCCTGAAGACCGTAGCCAGCACCCTGGCCCACCACTCCGGCGTTTGCTCGAGCGTCTGCCATAGCTCCGCTTCCAGTGCCTACGGCACCCGCAAGGCCTGCCCCAGCTTGTGCGAGGTACTGACCGGCGCTGTTAGAGCGACCGCTCGCGGCCTCATTGACACCAGCTCGCAGGGCAATCGCCCGATCCATCGTGTCAAAAGCGGCACCGGTCTGCATACCTGCGGTGGTCAGAGCCTGGTCACGAGTGAGACGCTCGTTGGTGCGGGCAAACGCAGATGAGTTAGGGTTTACCCCGTAGCGAGACAGACTGCGCAGCGACTGGTCTCGAGCGTTGGAGAACTGCTGATTGCCAGACGCCGCAGCAATTCCCATCCGGCGATCGATGTTCGCCTGGGAGTCGTAGCCCATCGCATCGGCTTTGACCTTGGCTCGCAGATCGGCGTTGGCCTTGTCCTCATCCATGCGCCGCTGGGCTTCTTCTCGAGCCAGCTGCGAGTCAGAGAGGTAGCTCTTGGTGACGTCCTCCGCCAACTGAAGCTGACGCGCTTGCATCGGCTTGAGGTCGGTCTCATACACCGACTTGAAGAAGTCAAATGTCTCTTTGCCAAGCTGCGCACTAGCCTTTGCTGCTTCACCAATCCCCGGATCAGGAGACGGCGCACTCATCCATCCAGCCATAGCATTACCCTTTCAAAAACTCTTCGAGCGTGTCGCCCTGAGCCAGCAATTTGATTCCTGGAGTTGCTTTAACAGCCAACTCATAGCCGCCAATGATTCGACACATGTGAACGAAGACATCGCACAGACTGTGGCGGATTACGTGCGCGATCTCGATACCCTTCTGACCGCGGTTCTGCTTCAGCTCGTTGGATGCCAGCCAGTTGAAGATCGCCGTCTCCATGATTGGCAGCAGCTCAGCCGAGTGACGGCGGAAGAACTGGTTGCGGTTGATGCCAGACAGGGAAAACCACATCATCTGGTGAATGTCGTCGGGAGCCACCTCGACATCCTTGTCGATCAGGTCGTCCCAAACATCCGCAATCCGGGTGAGCATGAGCGCAAGGTCAACGGCGTCAGAGTCACCCCTGAAGAATCCGTTGAGCAGCTCGATGGTTCTTGCGTCACGCATAGTGATTAGGGTTTACCCTATAGCCTTGGTTGTGATTGAAGATCGCCATGCCGAATTGTCTCTGGTCGCAGCTACTACTCGGGCCAGTGGATAGCGGCGACTTCAGAGGCTGTCGTAGCCGCCTCAATCTGCTGCCGCAGGGTTCTGCCCAGGACGTGCTGGGCGTTGACGTGGACTCCTAGGGCCTGCCCAACGGCAATCATCTGCGCACCTGTCAAAGTCCTGACGGTATTGTCCTTGAGCGTCCAGTCCATCAAGAATGACGCTGGGTTCATGTTGGCCAGCTGGGCCGCTCCAATGATCTTGGTCTGGGATTCCGGATCGGAGTCAAATGCAGACCCGTCCCAGGTGAACCCGCCGTGCTCAGCCGCGTCTCGAGCTGACTTGACCTCAACCCACTTGTCAGACTTCTTCTGCTCCAGGTCACGGACATCAACCCATGCGCCGTCCACCCATCGCATGAACGGCTGGGGTGGCAGCTTGGATATGCCGGTGTCCACCAACCCGCCATCGACAAACTGGAACCGGGTTGACGAAGTGACTGCCTCGCTGGCATCAAAGTCGATCTCGATCCAGTCAGGGCCCGGGGCCTCTAGACCGGCCGAGTAGCCGTACACAAACCCGAGCTGATCGACAGATAGGTACCGGTTCATCGCTTGCCTGCCAGTGCGGTTGCGTAGGTGACGATAGTCATCTGCTTGTTGCTGTTTGCCCGGTACTTGAACTCGACGGAGTTGCTTCCGTTGGTCACCAGCGCATACCCGGCTCCCGCGTGGCTGAAGCCGTAGTAGTCAATGCTCGCCGCAAGCTCAGTCATCAGAACGCCGTTGATGAAGATGCCCAGGATGATGTCTGTAGCTACAGAATCGGCTGGGTATACAGAAGACACGGAGTTGACAATCAAGCCAACGTACTCGCCCGTTTGTAGCCCGCTGATCGGGACCGTCATGCTCATGACGGTGTACCAGGACGAGTTGAAAGTCCGGGTATCAACAAATGAGGAGTTATAGATCGGAACGGTGACAGCGTTGCCTCCGATCTTCAGAGTGCCAACCTCGGCATTCCCGATCTTGGCGCTTGTGATCTGTGCGTCACCAATCTTTGCCGTCGTAATCGAGCCGTCAACAATGTTGGCTGTCTGCACCATCGCCGTGCCAACGGAAAGACTGGTGGCCTCGATGTTGCCTCGTGCGGTGATGTTTCTAAACTCCGCCACGCCAGACGCATTCAGCGAGAACCCGGAGGATCCGCTGATGTAGTTGCTGGATGAGAGTCCGGCGCCATCAATGTTGATAGCGCCAATGGTTCCAAAGTAGGCGTAGATGCCACCACGGATGATGGCGTTGCTGCCGTCGAACTCGAGACTACGCCCGAACAAACCAGTCGATCCATTACCGACGTAGAAGCGATTGGTGCCGAGATACGCTCCTAAATAGAAACCAGGGTCTCCAGGGTTGACGGCGCCAGATCGAACAATCGGGGACCGCAAGTCGATAGCAGCAGTGATCGTCCCTGCGGTGATCTTGTCAGCCGACAGATCTGAGATCTTGGAGTTGGTGACCGCAAGGTTCTGAATCGCGGCGTTGCCAACAGCAAGGTTGCCGATCTTGGCCGAGGTGATCGCTGCATCTGCGATCTGGGCAGAGCCGATTGCGGCGTTGGCTATCAGGGCGTTCGTGATCGCGCCGTTAGCAATTACGCCATCGTTGGCGATGATGGCCCCGGTAGCGATCTTGCCAGCCGTAACAGCGCCAGCAGCAAGCTCGGACGCGCTGATAGCACCGGCTGCTATCTGTGCGGCGGTGATCGTATCGGCGGCAATGTTGCCGCCAGTGATCGTGTTGGCGGCGATCCGGTCGCCAGTGATGGCCCCAGCAGCAATGTTGCTGGCCTGGATGGTCCCGGCCGCGATCTTGGCTGCGGTGATTGCACCGGCCGCAAGCTTGGGCGTGCTGATCGCATCGTTGCTGATCTGGGTCTCAGTTATCTGACCCGTCAGCTTGGCGGCTGAGAGTCCCGCGATCTGTGCGTCGGCGATCGCGCCGGAGATGTCCGCTGCTGGTACGGTTGCAACATAGGCCGTGCCGCTCCAGCGATAGAGTTTGCCGCCAAACACCAGTGCCTCGGTGCTCTTGGTCGTGGGCAAGCTGCCAGTAGCGATGGAGACTGGCTCGATGCCACTGGCGAACTTGGTCAGAGAGACAGCGCCGGAGGCAATCTTCCCAGCCGTTACCGCAAGATCAGCTAGCTTGGTGTTGCTGATCAGGAAGTCAGCAATCTTGGTCGGATCACTGATGACGGCCATGTTCGCGTTGGCCAATAAACCTGTGATCTTGTTACCACCAAGGTCAATCGCGCCGGAGGCAATCTTTTCTGCCGTGATGATCAGGTTCGAAAGATCCTGACCGCCGATGAGGCTGGTGCTCGCTGCCGTTCCGTTCGTGGCGTTGTACGGCCCGACGACATTTGCCATCGAGACGAAGCGGATCCAGTAGTAGTACGTCCTGCTGGTCCTGCCAACCGGATCGGAATAAATCGACCCGATGGTCGTCCCGATTAGGACAGCGCTGCCGATCGCGTCGGTGTCCGATCTCCAGACCTCGGTGTAGGCCGGATTGGAGTAAGAAGCGCCGGTCCACTGAAGGACAACCGTAGAGAAGGTGGTTGTTGCGCTGAGCCCGGTAGGCTGCGGCGGCGTCGTTAGATCTTGCGTCTCGTCGGTGTTGTCAGGCGCGAATGCTCCGCTGCCAGGGGTACCAATAACGGGTAGCTTTCCTGATCCGCCAACCACGGTTGTTGAGGTGGATCCGTCAGCGGCAAGGCCTAAAGCCTTCAGGTCACGCAGGCTGACGAACTGATCCAGCGGGTCACCAAGGCGACCTTCGCGGACATCGAGTCCACTCTTGATCGCTTGTAGCGACTGAATGACGTTGGCGTCAGACGGCGACGGGATCGCCGGGACTTTGGTCTCACGGCTCATACTTGCGCCAGCTCAGCGACAGAAGTCGCCATGAAGAACTCGTTGATTTCGGCAGTGCCTTCGATTTCCACGTACCAGTCCAGGGCCTTAAACCCGGCTGGCAAACGGAAGTGGTCGGCAGATGCAACCGCCTTGGTCAACTTAAGAGCGCCGTCAGCGTAAACCCTCAGAGTCACCGGGTAGGCAGAGGCCCTAACCTGAGCCACCGAGAAGTTCACCTGCTGCGGCAAGCGGAACACCTTCGAGCGCCACAGATACGTCAGGGCCGAACCGGCGTCGAAGCGAACGATGTTGCTGCCCTGCACGAGGTACAGCGTGTCGGTTGATGCATCCTGGAAACCAGCGGTGATCGGCTGGGCTCCGCCGGACCCAAGGTTCGACACGGTCATCAACGCGCCCTGGCCGGTGAAGTCGAAGATCAACAACCCGCGCTGAGAGCCGGTGTTGTAGAAGCCGTGCCAACGACCGTTGTGCAGGTAGGCTTGGAACGAGTCCGGCTTGTACGCCTGCCACTGGTCCCGAGACAAGGAGGTCTGCGTAATGAGCTGCACCCCGCCGCCGCCAATAGACACCAGCCCGTCAGGCGAGGCATACAAGACGCCCTCACCGGTCTCGACAATGGACCTCTTGGAGACGCAAGCCTGCCGTAGCTCGAGCTTGGTCGTGGACATTGCCGACGGATCCACGCCTTGCAGCACGTACGGGAACGTCTTGGTCAGGGCTACGACCGTCTGCCCAAATGTCGCCAAACCCACGATGTCGGCGTCAATCGGGTACTCATGCGGCCAAGCATGGGGAAGATACGGCTCGGACATGTAGACGGTGTTGCCAACGAATCCGACAGCCACGCCGTTTGCCATCATCCGCAGGCCCTTCAGACCGGCCGGAGGCGGCACCCAATCCTCAGATGCAAGCACCTCCCCCAGCTCCGCCTGGAGCTTTGAATCGGTGTAGGAAGCATTGGCGATCGGCACCTCAGCCACGAACTGGAACAGTGCGCTCGAGCCAGTCGCGGAGGACCGATAGATCCGCTTGAGGGTCAAGTTCCGGTTACCGCCAGGATTGCCAGGAAGGCTAATGGTCACCGGCAGTGTGTTGTTGACCGACACCACGTTGGACGCAGGAGACGGAGGGCCCTCCTCCCCATATGCCGAGACGAATGTAACGACGTAGGTTCTAGACTCGGTATGAACAGCCTGAGTCGGAGCCGTAGATGAAGTGATGACCGGGGCTGTAGCTGACGCAGGAACGCCAAGCAGGTACGACGCTCCAGGGTAGCTGGCTCCAGAAACAATCAAGCTGTTTGGGGAGTATTTGGGGGCAACACCATCAGTCCAGTACAGGCGATCCCACTGGTCGGCAGCAATCGGAGAACGAGCAACATCGACGTCGTCAGCAAACTCCAGCCAATAGTTGGTTTCCGTTGCGCTGGTGCCGTAGCGGTACAGCGTCTGCGGAGTTGCGGTCGTCGTTGCCTTGAGCGTTGTCGTACCCTTCAGGGGGGCGATAGCGCCAGAGACCAGCTTGACGTTCTGGGCAAGCTGCGCATCACCCTGATCCAGGAGGATCGGGTTGACGATCGGCTTCATGCCGCTGAAGCCCTTGATTCCGATCAGTGCCATCTGATGCCTTACTTAGGTGCGTGACACACGCTGCCGACAAAGTCTTGCAGTCCGGTCACTTGGTCCCGGAGCTCGTCAGCCGCTCGAGCCACGTCTGTATATCGCCCTGCGCACGCTCCAAGAAGCTCTCTTGCGGTACGGGCTTGCTCAAAGACGGCGGCAGACCCGGGGTCTGTGGGGACTGGACCGGAATTGAGTTGGAGGATTTGGTCGCGCAGGCTCCCAGCGACAGACTCAGCAGCAGTAATGCGGCGGTTGAGTACTTCTTGCTTCTTGGCTTGCTCATCAGCAACCCTTTCAACTTGACGACGCATGGCCTGCTCCTTGGCTCTCGCCTCGGCCTCGGCCTTCTGTGTATTTTCAGCGACCTCAGCCCGGTACTCCGCCAGCTCAGCCTTGGCGCTGTGCATCCGAACGTAGGAAACTCCAGCCAACAACGCGAAAAAGGCGACCATCGCCGCCCATACCCAACTCGGAACCAGATCCAGTACTTTGAGCATCAGACCTTCCCCTGGTACTTCGGCATCCTGGTTAGCAGGACGTCGTGTACGTGGTGCCTGTTGATGTCGCAGGCACTGCGAGTGCCATACAGCGGCTTGGTTGACTTCAGGCAGGTGTGCTCGACGTGGCCAAACCAGAGGTTCGGGTTGCAGTCGGACTTCATGGCACAGGCACGGCGCTCGTTGAGCAGACCGCCCATCCCGCCGTTGTATGCCGCGTCAGCCATCGCCAGCCTGGGGGTGTGATCCGGCACCAGCTTGACCAGCCGGTTGTACGACTCACGAGTCATCAGGACGATGACCCGCATCTGCAAGTCAGGACGCTGATAGACGTTGTCCCAGCGGAGCTCGTTGAGCCCACGGGGATCCAGGCGGCGACTGTCAGCCAGGGCATCGAACCGGATGCTGCCGTCCTTGTTGAATGCCCGGGTGAGCTGCCCCAGGCCAGCCCCCTCCTCCCGGTCAGACTTCAGCCGAGAAGTTGGAGCCCAGCACCGGGAGTGTTTGAGACTGATACAGCTTTCGTGCTCGATCAGGGCCGCGAAGTAGTTCGGCGTGGGCATCGTAGGCCAGACGTCCTTGACCTGGGCGGACAGGGTCGGGAGGTGTTCCTTGGCCCTTTCTGGGATGAACGTCTCCACCGGCTGCGAACTGGCGCAGCCAAGCCCGAAGGCAAGCAACAGGACGAAGAACGGCCTCAACACATCTCACCTCTGGACCTGGGCGAAGAACAGCAGCAAGCCGATCAGAACCAGGGCGCGCAGCAGGCAGATGCCCATGTACGCCACGCCAGCACCGAAGCTGTCGTTGTTGAGGGCCCTCTCGTACAAGGCTTCACTGGACGCCTTGCCCAGCATTGCCTTGGCAATCAGGTAGGCCAGACCGGTGACAAGCAGGGCTTGGGCCCACAGCTGCACACGCAGGGCCGTATCGGCACCACCGCTGGGGTCAGTGACCACAAACCAGACCAGAACGATGAAGGGGATCAGTGCGAACTGGAACCAGCGGCTACCGATTACGGACAAAAACTTTTGCATCTCATGCTCCAAGTGCAACTAAAAACAGGACGGCACCAGCGCCGCCCACTGCCAAAGAGGCGTAGAACAGGGTCATTGCGACAGCGAGGATTGCAGCCGACGAAAGAACAATAGAAAGCTGGAGCGCCATGCCAGCGTAGGAGTACCAGGGCGACTTGTTCTTAGCCGCATCGCGGTCCGCTTCAGACTGGCGCGCCCTGACCTGGATCTCTTCCATATCGGCCTTGAGGCGAGCGGATTCCTCCTTGGATCCCACCGTATCGTGGATAGTCGCTCGGACATTCTTCGTGCCATACCAGGTCCACAGGTTGTTGGCCTCGATCGTCTTGTTGAGGATCCGGCCTGAGTTGCTGCTGCCGAACATGCCGTTGATGGCTAGCAACAGGGCGAAGATAGAGATCGAGAAGGCGGCAAGACCCTTCACGTACGCTTCCCGCTCAGAACGACTGGCGGTTGGGGGTGGTGCTTTGAACATCTACTGCGCCGCTTTGTCATACAGGAAAACACCTAGCCAGATGACCAGGGCTGCTAGCACGGCGATGCCCGTGCCATACATGACGTTGAGCTTGAACTCCGCCTGCCTCTTGGCAAGCTCTCGCTCCTTCTTATCGCGCTCCCTCTTCAAGCGGATGCGCTCCATGATCATCTCGTTGTAAACGTTCTCACCGTAGTGGGCGATGATCAGGATCTTTAGCTCGTACTCCTGCTTAACCAGGGCCTGCTTGTGCATCGTGATCTGGAGAGCCTCCTGCTCCACAGACCCGTCGTGCATCAGCCGCTTGAACAGAGGAGGCTTCTTGTTGGCCTTCTCGGTGGCCATTCGGTTGAAGTCACCGAACGCGCCGTACCACTTACCGATCTGACCGGCAACGTCCTGAATCTCGCGGCCCGTAGCCACGAGCTTCTTCACCGCGCCGAATGCGGCGTTGGCAGCTGATACCGCCGCAAGGATGCCGGTGATGGGCTCCATTACTGCTTGAAGAGGTTGGCCCCGAACTGGACCAGAGTGAACAAGACGGCGGCAACAGCCCAGGCTCCAATGCCACGGTTGATCCAACGCTCGACCTTGTTGTCTACCTTGGCGATCGTGGACTCATTGGTTGAGATCTTCTGCTCGGCTACGCTAATCCGTTCATTCATGTTGGACTGGCGCTCTTCAACCAACACCAGACGCATTACTGCATCGGTGAGCTTGTCCACCTTGTCCTCCAGGCGACGGAAGTCGTTTGCGCTTGGGATCTCCTGCTCGCTCATTGCTGCCTCACTTCAAATTCTTGAGCTTGTACAAGGTGGAGAGGTAAAACCCAACGATCTCGTCCACCATGTTCTGTAGCGCGGTATCCGTGCGGGGGATAGCCTCGTAGCGGTTGTCCTCAATCCACTTCATGTGCTTCTCGAGAACCGCGATGACATCGCCGTCATCTGCATCCAGGTAGGGAATGTCTTCAATGATTCCGTTGCGACCCTGATAGGCCTCGGCCAGAGAGTCAGCCAGATCCACGATCGACTCGTAGAACCCGCTGAGAGCCGTATGCGCGGCGTAGCTACCCGGGCCCGTCACCTTGAGGTGAGCCCGGTGAGCCACATCACGCGAGAGGAACAGAAGTGCAATCAGGTCGCCAATCATCTATTTGCTCCACTCTTACGCCCAGGGAGGCGCAAGCGATACAACCTGCGGATTGACCTGTTGATCAATCACGCCAACAAGAAAGGCTTGGACTTCTCCGAGCTCGTTTCCCATCTGAGCCTCGCACCACGCCTGTACCGTGGCCAGGGTAAGTTGGTTAAACGGAACAAAGTTATTCACATCCACCGGTCCAGCCTTCGTCTCGCCATAGGCCGTGGCCTGATGACCCGCTCCGTCGTCTGCCGTGATGCGCCAGTGCATCGACTCAACAACGTCAGTCACGGTCTGGTACGTCGGGAAGACGTCCAGAGAATCGAACTGCCAGACGAAGGTCGTCACAGGGCGGCTCCCGGCTGGCTGGGCCACTGGACATCAGCCGGGAATCCCGGCTGTCCGGTCACATCTCGCAGGGCTTGGCGATACAAAGCCCACGCGGCCTGATCCACCGGGGCATCAGCCACCTGCGTCCAGTCGGATGCAGCCAGCTTTGCGTTGCGCTCGGCACGGACCTTGCTGGCCTTCGCGGCGTTTTCGGCGGCGATGTCGTCCTGGGACTTGGCCTCGACCGTCACGGTGTAGACCGTGCCGCCCTCGATGTAGGGGGTGGTCGCCGTGAGCTTGTGCGTGGTCAGGTCGCACTCCTTGAAGGTCGAGACCCTCATGCAACCGTTCTGCGCGAGGAAGTCGTCGTCCGGCCCGCTGTGGGTGAACGACGTGTTGGGGAACATCGAGCGGTAGTCCGCGACCTCGCCGATCGAGCCGTTGACAATTCGTGCGACAAACATAGTGTTAACTCCTTAGATGCTGGGCAAGTCACTCGGGCGAGTGAAGTTCGACACGTAGCGGGCCACGCCACGGGTGATCCGCACGTCGTCGATGAAGCCGTTGTAGAAGCCGTTGCCCCCGTCCCACTGCGCGTAGCCGAGTCGGAAGCCACCGAGGCCCGCGTTGAACGAGCCGGTGTAGGTGCCAGACGCCTGCTGCACGCCGTCGATGAACATCCGCCAGGTGTTTCCGCTGCGCGTGAGCGCGTAGTGGTACCAGACACCGAAGCTGTACGTGTTCGTTGAAGTCAGGAATGCGTCACCCGCAGGGTTTAGGTGGAACGTGAACTTGTTGGCTGCGCCGAGGTTGTTGAACCGATGCCCGCTCGAACCCGTGCTCCACCCCGTTACGCTCGAGATGAAGGACGGGTAGTTGGCTGCAATGGACGTGCTATTCACCCAGCACTCGATCGTGAAGTCGCCGGTGCCCATGTCGAAGATCGGCGACGGCGGGATGTACAGGTTGGCTCCGCCACCAGGAATCGACATCGACCCGCCACCGGTGGTGCTGATCTGTGTGCCGCCCACAGTCTCCAGGTTGTTCATCATCGCGTCGTCGAAGACGCCTGCGTTGGTGAAGTTCAGCAGGAGCTGCGTGTTAGCAATGGCGGTGACTGGAGCAGTGGGCGGGGTGAAGGCCGTGGTGTAAACAATGCTGTTATTGACCCGAACATTCGACAAGTAACAAGCCCCGGTGCTTGTCGTCCCGAAGGCGCTAATCGTGCCGGGATTAGCGGAAACTGAGGACGAAGGCGCGTTAGCCGTTTTGCTGGCCGTTCCCGCGACCGCGCCGTTGATGTAGAACGTACAGTTAGAAGAACCAAGTGACTGGTCGTACGTGACGGCAATGTGCGTCCACTGATTTGTAGGAACGGTTCCAGTGGATGTGGCGTCAATAACCGGGCTACCTGCCGCACCCCTACCAATCAGTAGGCGCAACTGAGCACTGGAGTTGATCCAAACAGTCCCACCAACCTGGGATGATGTGCCGGAGTTTGTTCCGAAAATCACGGCATCCGAAGCAAATGAGGGGCAAAAAATCCAGCCCTCGATTGTGAACAGAGCCGTGGTGTTGTGCAGAAAGTTGAAACTGCTGGTTGTTCCGGCAGTCAGATAATCCCCGCCACCATCAAAGTACCCGCTCCCGCCAATCGCGGCTGCTGAGTACGCGGCGGTCGGCGCGAATGGACTGAACCTCTGCGCCGAAACGTCGCCGCTTTTGGTGATGGTGAAGTTGTTGGCGCTGTTGTCGATGATGCGGTTGCTCTGGCAGGTCAGCAGCGCGGTGTTGGTAATCGCGGTGAGCGGAGCTGTGGGCGGGGTGAAGTTGGCCGTGTAGACAGCCGTGCCCTTAACGATGCGGAAGTTGCTCAGATAACCAGTCAGGGAAGTCTGACCACTTTCGAACGCTATAGACAGGTCACCCACATAATTTGTCGTAGAAGCTCCAGTAGCCGTGCCCACATTCGTGCCGTTGACATACAGGGTGACCGTTAGCCCGTTTCTGACAATAGCAACATGATTCCATGCATTCGGCACATGGGCGTTGTTGGCAGTTATGATGGGGCTAGCACCAGTCCACACAATGAGACTATTGGTGGTATAGAGAAACAATCTCAGCACATTGCCGGATGCGCCGTACGAGAACAGGTTTACATATCCTGCCGGACTAATGGCATAGTGGTACCAGAACTCTATAGTGAAGTCGCCCGAACCGGGCTGCAAAGCTGTCGTGCCCGCAGGCAGGGTCAAGTAGTCCCCGCTCCCATCGAAGTAGTTTGACCACCGGTCGCCGAACGGCGAGAACGTCCCCTGCGTGGTGTTGCCACTGCGGGTGATGGTGAAGTTGTTGGCGCTGCTGTCAACGAACGTGTTGTTGTTACTGTTCGCAGGCCCCTCAGACTTGAGCAGCAACGTCACATAGTTGCGAAGCGGGTCTGTCGACACAGCCCCCCCACCGGCCACTAACAGAGCACGAGAGACGTTGTCCATTGCTTAGCTCGTGTAGTTGATCTGAGAGGCGGCGCGCCACGTCGTGCCGTTGTTGTCGGTGACGAACGTGAACAGATGGGTCCGCCCCGTGGTGAGGGACGGCAGAAGGTTGCCGTTGGGCCACACGACGGACGCAGGCCAGGTGACCGAGCCGCTGGTGTGAACCAGTTCGAGGGTGAACGCGAAGGCCCGAGACGATGGCACGTTGCTGAAGGTGAACGTGCTGTTGCCGTTGATCGTCTTGGTGAAGAAGTTCCCCGCCGAGCAGTCGATGTCCAAGGCTGCGACCGCGACGATGTTGATCGCCTGGTTGCCACCTACGTCCAAGCGTGCAACCGGCGTGGCCGCACCGATTCCGACCCGCTGGGCCGAGGTGATCGCAACCGCCGTGGTTCCACCGGTCTGGATGTTCAGATCGCTGGTGCCGTCTGCGGTGCTGACGATGCCGTTTGCGGCGTTGATGACGTTGGGCATTTCTTACCTCGAACTTACTCAGATGTTGGAGTCTGTTGGTCGTGATTATGGTCGACGCACTGGATCCATTGAGCCTCTGTTTGGCTCCAGGACCAGCAGTGGCCTTCGACGGGATCGGGCATCACAGGACGCACGACCCATCCTGGCGGGAACCACCAGACCACCTCTTCGCCTGGGCCTGCGGTCGGAGGCCAAGGCACCTCGATCCACCCGTCGGTGCCGTCGGTGTCGGTCTTGGGGAACGATCCCAGTTTGCTGTAGAGCTTGAACATGGTTGTCCTTACAGGCCCGAGAGTTGAGCGGTCGGCGGGGTGAAGTTCGCGGTGTAGCGGGCTACGCCGCGAGTGACGCGGAGGTCGTCGATGTACCCGTTGAAGGCCGCGAAATAGCTCTCGCCGCCGTACCCAACATAGACCGGCTGACTGGTAAACGAAATGCTGGTGCTATTTGACCCGGTGCCGGACGCAACCCCATTTATGTACCAGGTCCACGTAGAACCGTTACGAACAAAAGCAAGGTGCGTCCAAGTGTTTGCGCTGATCGCTGACGTTGCAGCCGTGTAAATGTCGGCACCGCCGGTAAGGTTGTTGTAGTGGATGTTTGGCGTCCCGCCGTTCATGTGCACAACGAACTTAGGATTGGCACCGGAGCCGCCCGACACTGCAAACAACCCGACAATGCCGCTGACGCTATTGGGGTAGACCCAAGCCTCCCAAGTGAACGAACCCGTGCCGAAGTTGAAGTTTTGGGTAAATGGCCCAAACAGCCAATCTCCGGTGCCATCAAACGCCAGTGACCCCGAGCCGTACCGCCTGAAACTCGTGCTGATCTGAGCGTTGCCAACAGTCTCCAGGTTGTTCTGCGTGGAAGTGTCGACGACACCGGTGTTGGTGAAGTTGCAGAGCAGGGATGTGTTGGTGATGTTGGTGACTGGGGCAGTGGGCGGGGTGAATGCCGAGGTGTAGACCGCCGTGCCCTTGACGACGCGAAAATTCGACACATAACCAATAATGTAGTTGGTATCTACCTCGGTCCATCGGCCAACACTAATGCCGTTGGACGACCCTGTAGAAATGCTGCTGCTATTCGTTGCAGAACCTTCTTGTACGCCATTCAAGAAGAGGCGCATCGTTGTCCCACTTCTAGACAACGCAATATGGTTCCATGTGTTCAGCGGAAGGGTTGTCGTCCCTGTAATGACCGCAGAACCGTTCCAAACTTTCAGTACACCGCCTTGCCGATAAACCCCAACAGACGATGATCCGGTTGTGGCTCCTTGGCCGAAAAGGTACTCATAATCCCCCGCCCCTGAGCGACCCGTGATGTAAAACCAACCTTCAATTGTGAAGTCTGATGTTCCGTAGGTGAATGCCGCATTGGACACCGCATTCAGGTCGTCACTACCATCGAAGTACCCGCTCCCTCCGGTCGTCGCTGCTGCGTAGGGCAAAGTCGGACTGTACGGGCTGAAGCGTTGGACGCTCACATCACCGTTGCGGGTGATGGTGAAGTTATTGACGCTGTTGTCGATAAGGCGGTTGCTCTGACAGGTCAACAGTTGAGTGCCAGTAATAGCGGTAAGCGGTGCGGTAGGAGGAGTGAAGTTCGCGGTGTAGACGGCAGTGCCTGTGACCACGCGAGCGTCTGAAATGTATCCATTAAACGCAGCCGCACTTGGCATGAATCCGATCCGTACAGAACCCTGCGTTGTGTACGCTTGATTTGTTGTTTGAGTGCCCACCGATGATCCATTGATGTACAGAGTGATTGTCGAACCAACCCTGCAAGCAGCAATGTGAACCCAAGAATTCAAAGGAATCGTTGTGGATATTCCAACGTTTCCGGCCGCGTCGTACCACCGCAAGCTTGCGCCATTTACTGTTAGCGCCCATCTGCCTACGTAGTCGCTGTTGAAGTCACCCATGGTAGTCATCAGCACCGCAAAAGATGCCGATTGACTTCCATTTAGATAAGCAAAACACTCAACAGTGAAGTTTCCTGACGAGCCTAAAGTGAACGCAGCATTACTCGCCGTGCTGAGCCAGTCTCCGGTTCCATCGAAGTAGTTCGACCACCTGTTCCCATAAGGGCTGAAAGCCCCCTGCGTGGTGTTGCCGTTGCGGGTGATAGCGAAGTTGTTGGTCGAGCTGTCGATGAACGTGTTGTTCTGCGCTCCGTTCGTGCCTTCACCATTCAGCAGCAGCGTCACGTTCCTGAAGTTGGGATCTGGAATTGCGGCCAAAGGCCAGGTCGCCCCAACAGCGGCTCGCTGAATCTCATTGACAGCCCACACCCCCGACGCTGCTGAGAGCGTCGGGTTGTTCTGAACGCCGATGATTCCGCCGTTGCCGCGCTGCGTCATGCGATCACCTCGTAACCGCACACGGCCTCAAGGCGCGAGTTCGCGTTTGCGGTCAACCGCAACGAGTCGCCTTCTTCGAGGTAGAGCACCTTGGTCAGGACGTCGAGCGTCGCATCCGCAGGCACGACCACCGTGCTCGCAACCCGGTACGCAACGCTTGAGCGGAAGATGTCGATCGTGACCTCCGCGTTGTTGGTCCCGTCGATGTTTGAGACGTACAGGGCGTTCACCTTCAACACGGTGTTGCTGTTGGCCGCGTTACTGACGATCGCGGCCGCAGTGGTCGTGACCACCAGGACGTTGGTCCTGCCGGTGATCGAAGTGACGTTGACGATGTTTGGTGCTGCCATTTCTTAGGCTCCGAAGACGATTGCCATTGCGACGGCCCTGCCGCTGGAGATGCCGGAGGGCGTGGTGGTTTGCGCGACGAGCCAGGTGCGGCCTGCCGGAACGGTGACCGACACACCCGACTGGATCGTGACCGGACCCACGCTAAAGCCGTTGTTGCCTGCCTGGATCGTGTAGTTGCTCGTGATGGTCGCGGCGGTTTCGAGGATCTGGCCTACGGTGCCGCCGCCCCCTCCGCTACCGGCAATAGCACCCCAGGCACCAGCCGCATAACCCTCAAACTGAGACGTCGAGCTGTTGTAGCGCAACATCCCGTTGGCGGGAGTGGCGGGGCGCTGTGCCGTGGTGCCGGACGACACCCTGACTGCGCCGGTCGAAGTGACGCTCAGATCACCCGTGAACGACGCGGTACCAGCAACTTGCAGCTTGTCGGTCGCGTTGTCTGTCGTCGTGCCGATCAGGAAGTTGCCAGTCGTGGCAAATCGTCCAACCTCGGTTGAGCCGAAGATGAACGTGATCGGATTCAGCGTGCCGGTGCCAAGATTGCCCGACAGAATCCGAACCTGAGTCGCCCCAGCAACCAGTGCCCCA